GGATCGATGGGAATCATTTCTTTTCTACCTTTTTCCATTCAAGGCAAACAACCCTTCGATTGTAAACATCACCGGTCCATGTCCACCTGATGCATCGATATTCGGCAGCTGCTAATAAGACTAGAGCATAGATCACGGCCACATCAAAATGATGACAAAACTGCCCCAAATGACAAAGACAGTTATGCAGACCGCAGCAATGATTGCCACGGCCCAGTCTTTCATAGCCCGAAAATCTTCTTGACGAATTCGGCAGCCACACCTGGTCCAAACAACACGGCAATGATCACCGCATAGAGAAGATATTCAATCTTCGTCATGCGCTTGTCCCCATCGCGCAATGACTTGTCTATGTTGTTGTATCTCTCTAGGCAGATTGCTTCATGCACGGCAAGCCTTTTGTCAACATCGGCATCCATGATTCATTAAGGCGCATCAGGCCATGTGATGGTCCAAGGGAATCCAGACTGGCCAGTTACATCACGCAGCGCCTGGCGATAAGTTGCCCAGGCTGCATCCAATGTTGTTGCAGTCTCAGCAGCCTTAATGACGCGCCAGTCGCATTCGGCCAGCTTGGTGTCGCGTGTGGTGCGCACAGACTTGGCTTGCTCAGTGTCTTTAGTGGCTTTGTAGGCAGCCTCATTCTCGGCAGCAGTCTTGGCTGGCTCTGTCTCAGTGGCAGCTGTATCTGTAAACACTGGTCCAAGGATGTGTTTTGTGTACCACTTGCCATCAATTTGCTCTACACCAGAGGCTTGTGAGTATTGATAAACAGTCCCACCAGTAGCTTGTGGGCCTTCAAAGACTACATCAGCACCCAAAGCCGTTAAGACTTCAGTTGTTGTTATGTCCCATGATGGGCCACCATTGGCTTTTGTGTATGCACGAAATTCTGCTTCGTACATGACTGCGCCTGTTTGTGTTCGTATTTGCATTTTAATTACCTCAAGCAATTGCTAAGAATATGAATGTGCCACCACTTGCATTGATAGCGGCTGGCGCAGTTGAACTAATCTCAAACCCTGCGCTATAAGTGTCGATGTAGTCGGTAGAGGTTACTTCAGTAGCACTGCTGTTCATAAGCAAGTAAGGGTCATTGCCACTTACGATTCCTCGTGCTGAGTCCCACACATACCAATCACCAGTTGAGTCTGTGCGTTTAATAAGAACAAACCTTGCCCCACCCGTGAAGCCACAATCAATTTGCTTTGTTGTAGCTGTACCTGTGTATGAGCCTACTTTGGAAACACCTGCACAAGAGGCAAAAAGGTAGGCCACATAGGTTTGACCAGAAAAATTAACTGCACTTTCTGTATTGACAGTAAAAACAGTGCTAGTTGGAGAAGTACTATTCCAAGCCGCATTATCTGCGGTGCTTGCTATTGTTAAATTTAACGCCAAAATATTTGCCGCGCCAATAGTGCTGTTATAAGTGTACCAACTATTTGTTGCGCTTCTTCTTTTAACAAATATTAACTCAGGCACAGCCGCCAAGTTATGCGTAATAGTCGTTAAACTTCCAGTCCCTGTATAGCAAACCTCATCAAAGAAGCTAGGGGCGCGTCTGAAGTTCCAAGCCACATAAGAAGCAGTTGTTGAGCCGTAATTTGCGTCTGTGATTCCTGTGTTGTTGGCAAAACCAACCAGCGGAGTATAGGAAGTAAAGTTGACTTCAGCGGCTGTACTTTGTGACAGAAGGTAGTTTTGACCACCTCGCAGTCGGTCAATAACAACGTTGCCATAAGCAGCATCGCGACCCATTGAAATTTCAAGGTCTACAGGAAAGTTGGTTGTGATAGTTTGACCAGCAGAAGTTCCAGCACCAGTTTGGGTATCCACGTCAAACACACTAGTCCCACTCGTAGGCACTTTCATCGGGCCTCTGCGAATGGCTATGTAGATGTAAGTCCCACCACTAGCATTAACGATTGCTGATGACCCAGCAGAACCAAAACCAGTTGCTGTTGGGAATAAAAAAGTTGAACCTGTTGGCCCTGCTTCTGCGGCAGAAGTATTAGGTACTAAGCGTTGGCAAACTCCATCTGCTGTCCAACCCCGCATATTGTCAATTATTTGCCAATCAGCAGTTGTATCGGTTCGCTTAATCATTACCCATTGAGGCTCATATCCCAATGTGATAGAAAGCGTAGAACCAGTGCCCGTGTAAGACCCACACGAAATCACATTGTCTGTACCAGTTAGGCCAAAGCCTCCTGCGTCATGGGCAAATAGGTAGGCTACGTAGGTTGCCCCTGAAGCGTTGACGTTTGCGCTAGTACCAATAGAAAATACAGTTGACGTAGGGGTTGTGCTATTCCACAAAGCTCCGCTATCACTGGCTACAGCACTTGTTAAATTTAATGATACAAATTCTGTATTGCTCAAACTTCTATGGTAAACCCGCCAATCACCTGTAGAGTCTGTGCGCTTAACAATCATCATTCCAGGCACTGAACCAAGATTGTGAGCCACAGTTCTTGCAGACCCTGTCCCCGTGTAAGTCACAACATCAAAGAACTTTGGCTGCTTGCGGAATGTCCATGAGGCGTAGGTAATGCCGTTTTCATTAACTTTATCGCCAACTCCAAGAGAAAAGCCATTGGTATTAAACGCAGTTAATGTATTAGCCGTAGTTACCTGTGCGCCTGTTCCACTAGATTCCATCCATTTAGTAGCACCTCTAGCTGTATCTGTCAGAGTATGTTGTGGGTCAACTACTGAAACACTTCTATTTTTTAGCCAAACCAAGCCACCTTTAGTTGATAAGTCAATGTCATTAGTTATAGAACGTGCCGTAGAGTTGCCTGTATAAAGGTATGTGCTAAACACTTCCTCAATGTAATTAGGAACAGCAGGAACACCACCACCAAAGGCATCGTAACTAGCCGCACCAGAAGTTGCTTGTAATGGCATGGTTTAAGCCTTAAATTGTGTGTTGCTTGCCAAGACTGTAAAGGTAGCACTACCTGTCTTGATAATCAAATAACGATAGCTATCAATGCCACTAGCATTACCCGCAGTAGGCGCACCACCTAACCACCTAGTCGTAACACCTGATGTAGTGCCATCCACTTGCACAGCAGAGTTGTAATAAGCAGTAGAACCTTGAGTCACCAAGAAAGCCACAGTCATTGATTGACCTGTACTCATCAACGTATTTAATGAAGTACCGCTAGAGCCTCTGAAGTTAACTGTCCAGTTAGCACTTGCGTTACTTGTGTAGTACAGAACAGACTGAGTAGTAATGTCGTAGTTGATTGTGCCTGTAGCCGCTGTTGCAGATACTGTAGCCACCTCTGCTGCATCGTTTAGAACAATGGCTGTTTTACTGCTAGAGCCAGAAAAGGTGTTTGTGCCTGTAAATGTTTGATCTGCTGAAAGCACAGCATCACCAGCAGCTGGAGCTGCAAAACCCAATGTGCCAGAGCCGTTTGTCTTCAAAACATAATTGGCCGTGCTGTCAGCTGTGGGCAATGTGAATGCCGTGACAAAGCTCTGCAAGTTGGAGTCATAGGCCAGCACATCAGTGCCAATGGCCAAGCCAAGTGCTGTCCTGGCTGCTGATGCAGTAGCGCCACCCGTGCCACCTTTTGTGACCTTTAGCACTGGGCCTGCATCAAACAATGCGTCAATGGTGTCCAGATCGGTGTTGATCTTCGTTCCCCAGGTGTCGGTGGATGCACCGACTTCGGGTTTGGTCAGCAATAGATTCGTGGTGGTTGTATCAGCCATTTTTCACCTCATGCGGCAATTTGCCAAGATTCACTATTATCAGCAATTGGAGTCCAAGTTTCACTTGAATCACTAATTGCAGTCCATGTTTCTGATGCGTCAGAGATCGGGGTCCAAGTTTCTGAATTATCAGAGATCGCACCCCAAGATTCTGCCGTGTCACTTTCTGCTTCCCATTTTAGTCTTGCATTGACCGCCATGGATGATGTTTCTGTGAATGCAATTGCACCAGGCTGCCTTCTGGTGGCATTGATGGCCATGGTGCTAGTGCCAACAATTACCGCGCCAGAATTGCCAATGATGTTTGTGACCACCGACAAGGTCGATGTGTCAACGATCAAAGCCTGACCAATGGCATACCTGACACCGCCCACAGACATCGTGCTTGTGTCGCTGATGGAGGCTGCGCCCACCGCATAGCGCACACCAGCCACGGCCATGGTGCTTGTGTCACTGATGCTGAATGCGCAAGTCTTGAGGCTATTGGCTGCCACGGCCATGGTGCTTGTGCCAGTAATGGCCATCGCACCATCAAAGATTTCATTGGCCTGCACAGTCATTGTGCTGGTGGATGTGATTGCTATGGCAGCAGACACATACCTGATGGCAGCCACCGCCATGGTGGACTGGTCATAAATCTCAAATTGTGTATTGGATACAGTAACACCAGCCACCGCCATGGTGCTTGTGTCTGAAATAATTACTTGAGGCTCAAATGTGCCTCTGGAGTAGTTGCCCTTGCCGTAGGAGCCGTAGCCGTAGCCTACCCTCGGATCAGAGTATTGGCCAGCACCAAAATTCCCCGATCCATAGGCTGCCATATCAGGCCAATGTGATGCTCAAAGATGCAGCTGGAATGCGCAGCACATCGCCATCATTGATGGTGCGAGCTGTGGTCAGTGGCGCCCAGGCCAATAGATTGCCGCTAGTAGATGCATCAAAAATGCCAGCCCAGCCAATTGATCCCCAGTTACCGCCAGAAGCAGCTGCAAACTCGATGGCCGCTGCATTGGTGAATGTCGTGGCCGTGCCAGAGCCTGAGATCGTGCCAGTGACCACCCGTGCGTAGGCGCTGCCAGACACCTCAGTGCCGCCACCCGTGTCGCTTGGGGCAGCCGTGAAAAGGCCAACATACCAGGCAGTGGGGCGCGTGGCCGTGTTCGTTGTAAATAGAAAATTTAAAACTAGGTTTTCTGTGTAGTCGCTGAAAGATGACATGGTCTAGTCCTTATCCAAAAGTCTTTGCACGGGTCAGTAATACACCGCCAGAAGATGCACTGCGATCATCGGCAGTTTGTAAATCGTTCAAGGCTCGCTCATAGAGTGTTGCCCATGTCTGGATTCTCGCATCATCTTGCAAGTATGGTGCAGCCTGCAAGAGTGATCCATAAAGATAAATGTCGGGGCTTGAAGACAAAAGCCAATTGCTGGCCACACTGCTTGATAACTTTGTCAACTTCGCGTAATAGGTCAGCTCGGTCGTGTAGTTACTGTCTGGTGTCGGGACAATTCGAAACTGGCCACCGACCACACCAAAGAATTTGGGTTTGCCACTGGCCGTGTGCTTGGTCATCTCATTATCCAAGGCATCAATGCTCAAGAATGACAATGGTGTCTGGGGGTTTGTGCTTGTGAGTTTGAGGGATTTAACCTCCAAAAAGTCACTTGGCACAGCGCCATACTGCGCGTCAAAAGACGCATTAGCCCTGACAATCATCTGCCTGGTGCGCAGTGTTCTTTCAACTTGTGCCTCGGCCAGAGAGATAAAGTCAGGGATGGCCGTGGTCAGGTCCGACCGATTAAGCCAGTCACCAATGGATGTCTTCAGCTCTGTATAGGTTGTCAGTGCCATTATTGGGCCTCTTTTTCCATCTCTTCTTTCACAATCCAAGTGTGTTCATGGCGAAACTCAAACGTGCCAATGTGGCCAATTTCCTTTGAGACATCATGGTCGATGTAGACCTTGTAACCTAGCTCTTGAGCTTTCTTACAAAAGAACACATCCTCACCCATGTAGCCTCTGGTGGTCTGCCATGGCATATCAAACCATGGCTCACTCATGCCCTCAAACACCTCGCGCTTGATCAGCATTATGCCCGTTCCAATGCTTCCCACCTCTTCAATTCCAGTCGATTCTGGCATGGTGTAGACCGATTGGCGCTTGCCGTTCTCGTCATAGTTCTGGGCAGTTGGTCCAGTGGGCATTCTGCGCCTGGCACAGTTGGCAGCCACAATCTCTTTGTCGTGCTTCAAGAGCCGCTGGACCATGTCCTGTGGAAACGTCATGTCCGAGTCAATGAAAAGAATGTGTGTGCAGCCCTCGGCCATGGCATCCAAGCAAAGGTCAGCCCTTTGGTTTTGGATAATCGTGCCTTGCATCAATTTTAAACTGATTGCGTCTGTCGTGTTGAGTGTGTGATACGCGACTAAATTTACCATACAGTAGGTGTAATTTGTATGTACCTGGTCACGGGCAGGGGTGCAAACTGCAATGTAATTCATACTTTATTTTCCAAGTGTTTCCATAAATTGCCATTTTTAATTTCACGAATCATTGATGCGGAGTAATTAAATTTAGCAGCCAACTTTATAGATGTTTCAGAGCTAAATTTAATTTCACGCGCTTGATCTTCTGTTAATTTTGCGTTGCCATGGCTGATGCCTTTGGCTTGTCTATTTTTACGCACCTTGTCATTCATGTTGTCTTGTTGTGTCCCGACAAAAATATGGTCGGGATTTACGCAAGATTTAACATCGCAAGAATGCAAAGCCATTAACCCATTCGGGATTTTCCCGTACTTTTCCTCATAAGAGGCTCGATGAGCAAGAAATGGTTTTTTACCTAAGCAAACTCGACCATATCCACTTTCATGGATGGTTGACATCCAAATCCAGCATCCGGACTCTGGAATACGAATTGAATTAGTTTCAATTTTTTTGCTAATTGGTATGCGCGGTCTTGGCATTACACTTTCCCAGGGCGAGTTCTAAAAAATTGATTGTCGGAGTTGTTGAGCCAGCGTTTCATGTACTCCTGGTCATCGATCTTTCCCTCGGCCTTCATCTTGTAATAAAGGGATTCGGGGATGGATGCTACCAAGTGCCATTCGCCTTTCCAGTTGGCTTTCTCATCTTGGGCGTTATAGATGGCCTTGTTGGCCTCAATCACCGCTGTGACATCTTGTTCTGTTTGGATCGTCACATCGCCAGTTTCTGGGTTTTCATGCCAGATGCGTTTGATGCCTTGATCTTTGTTTTCGCTAAATAGTCTTTTGTGAATCATCTTAAAAAAAGGGCCAAGTTTCCCTGGCCCTTTCCGTTTACCTTCGATTAAGAAGTAACCAAGTCTGCTGCCAGACCATGGGCATTTTCAGCCGTCACTTTGTGACCCCATTCCACGATCAGCATACGCTTTTCAGCATCGCCAGTCTTGGCCAATTCGACTTGGCTGTAAGGGCGCAGCATAGTCATCTTGGCATAGTCAGGATCGATCACCCATGCATCGCGCTCACGCTGGAAGCGGTTTGCAATCACTTGCACATTGCCAAAGTCAGAGACATAAATGTCAACTGCACCAACCAATGTGGCAGGCTTTGCACCGCCATCAATGTTGAAACGGCTTGAGGCAATACCAGAGAATCCTGACACGCGCTGTTTGTTAACAGGACCGCACATCAAAATCTTAGGTGTACCACCAGCTGTCCACACTTTCTGAATCACATTCTTGAGAATGGTTTCAGTGAATGTGCGCACGTTGCCATCTGTACGGGCGCTGTTTGGCAGCGTTGTGTAAGACGGGTCAGTACCATTGGTTTGCTTGTCGGTGTTTGTCTTAACAAACGCGCCCAAAGAGGCCGTAGCACGGGCAGTAGTCGAATCACCAGCCACAGCGATAGCGCCATTAAGCATGGAGAATTCTTGATCGCGCTTCATCTCAGCGCCACGCTTGGCGATCTGATAAGCCAATTCACTGCGACGACCAGCCTTGTTAACAACTTCTTCAGTTGCTGACAAGATGATTGTCTTGCGTGAAATCTGTGCGTAGTTTTGCAAACGCACAGTAGCAGTCACAGAGTCAAACGATGAAACGTCATCACCCTCTAACTGGGCATTGGCAGCAGCTGCGGCCAATGTATCGGTCTGCCACTCATACAAGCTATTTGACACGTTTTCACGGCCAATGTTGCTCATGTAAGGGGTTTCTTCTGGTGCAATGTTTGTGATCACATTGCTCAAGTCTTCGCGGATGCCCTTGGCCGAATAGGTCAAGAACGTATTGCTAACGATAGCCATAATTTCCTCATTTCAATAAAAGTTCAATTGCAGAAGCCGCGTCATCGACACGGCCAGTTTTTGCAAGACGCTGCTTTGCTCGCGTACTCTCAGTTGTTGTCGAAACCCGACCAGCTGCACCAGGCTTGGCTGTTCGTGGGCCATTGTTCACCACAGGCTTAATGCCTTGGCGCTTACTTACCATCTGGTCAAACAGTGCCGCTTTACGCAGCAGTAAAACCAGTCGGTGGTCGTAAACGCTCTTCAAGTCTTCATCGGAAAAGCCTGCCGCCTTCGCAGACTCAATCACCAGCGCCTTTTCGGCCTTTGCCTTCTTTGGGTCTTTCCAATCGGGCAAAGCGGCCAAGAGAGCTTCTTGCTGGCTGGCAAATTGGGCTTCCATGGCTCGCTGCTGTTCATACTGGGCCACTTGAGAGAGTCGCTGCTGTTCGGACTGAATAGCACCTAATTTCTCTTGTCGCTCCCGCATGACTTCCTTCTGCCTCACCCACTCAATAGGGTCCTCATGGTAGAGGCGCTCCAAATCGACTTGAGGCTCTGAAGACTGAAGTTGGGCTTGCAATGCTCCCAACAATTGAGCGTATTGCTCACGCTCGGCTCGGACTGCATGCGTCTCTTGCTCGACTTGCTTTCGCACTTCGGCAATCTGCTGCGTTTTCCGAGTGTAGTCCTGAGTCCTGGAGTAGCCCTTCTGGAGTTCGTCTAGCGTGACAGAAACTTCCTTGCCGTCAACTTTGACAGTGAAAGTCTGCTGCTGTTCTTGCTCCTCTGGCTCTTCCTCTTCTCCTGACTGTTCCTCTGAAGACTCTTCATCTGGCGCGTCTTCCACACCAGACTCATCATCATCAGAAGCCGCTGCCTCTAAGTCCTCTTCAGACTCTTCGGCTGGCTGCGTCTCGTCAAGTTCTGCTTGTCCCTGTTCGGGGGCTAACATTGCCGAGATAGCACTGGTCGCATCGACCATATTCATTGCTTGTATTTCTGCCATAGTATTTTCTTAAATTAAGGTTTTCTGTGATTTGCTGATAGCGTTCTGTGCAATTTTCCCGTTGTCCATTATTTTGATCAACTCTTGTCTTAGGCCATCAATGGCCTGCAACATACACCACGCTGTCTCGCGCCTCGCAGACTCTTCGGGTTTCGATGAACGAAATACCCAAAGTTGGTCGCCTTCTAATTTTGCAATTGCATTGTTGAGGGTTTCATCCTCTAGCAGCTGCTTGGCCTTTCGGCCTTTATTTACTTGGTCTTCGTTTGTCACTTACTGTGCCATTCCTTGAAAGGTTGATGGGGGCATCATCTCAGGCACTGGTGGCTGCGGCTGGGACACAAACTGTGCCGCCTGCTGCTGGGCCAACAATGCCTGCTGACGCATTGCTTCACGATCAATATTCTGGGCCGCATCAATTTCGGCTGTACTGATCTGTGATTTGTACTTTAACTCAATTTCATACTTTTTGAGATACAAATCTTGGGCCATCTTGTCGCGGGTCAGATCGTCATCCATCATCATCTGCTGGCGCTTTAGCTCTAGCTCTGCCGCTTTCTTCTGGATATCTGCCTTGATCGACTCGGCCTGCACTTGAGCCAGCACCTCTTCGGGTGATGGTTTTGGTGTTGGCGTGGGTGGCACATAGTCGGCAGGGATATCTTGGAAAAAGCTGGTCGAATCTTTGAAACCAGATAACTCTACGATTTTTCGCAGGGTGTTACTAAACTGCTGGGGCGTGACCAAGGGATTGGTCGGGCCAAGCTGCTGCAAAATTTGCTCTTGCTTGGCCATGATCATCATCAGCGCTTGCAGTTTCTCGTTGGTGTCGCCATTGCCCAGGGCAATATTGATGTTCGCATCCATGCTGGTGTCCCAGAATCTTGGATCGATCTGCACCCACTCATTGCGCATTCTGACCATTCGCGCTTTGTCCTGGTGCGTTGTGGCCAAGAACAAAATGCCTTTAAATAGCTTTTTCATGCCTTCAGCCAGAATTCGGGCTGTCAGCTCAATGCGGCCTTGGCTGGCATTGATCGTTGCGTTGACAGCTGCTTTGGTGCTTGACTGCAATGCGTCAGCATTCAGACCCATGGCCGCCTTGCTCATGCCGGTGCGATCTTCTTTGATCTGGTCCATGTATTCCATCATCGGAAATGCGGCCTGACCCACAAATGGGGTTGTCAGGGGTTGGACCATGCCAGGCGCTCTCATGCGAATGATCGCGCCTGTCTCGTTGTTCAAGACATCATCGATATTGACTTGGCCTTCGACCACCGCTGTGCGCGGGTGGATTGACTGGGCCAGACTGTCCAATGTGTTGCGGAGTATTTCCGACTTGATCTCTTGCAAGTCGCGGGTGATGTCAAAAATCGACATCGCCTCAAGTGGGCTTGTGTGTGGCTCTGGGTCACATGGAAAGTCAGCAAAGGGAATGTAGCTGGCTGGCAGATTTCGCACCACCTTATAGCCACCACCCATGCAGCAGACCTTGCGCAGCTCTGCAATACCATCACCATCGTAGTCAACACGCGAGTAAGCCTCGATGTATAGCACTCTGCGCATCATCGGGTTGGCAGCGTCATTTGTGCCAAATGTCGTGGACAGTGGCTGGCGCGCCAAATACTCGTCATTGCTGTCCAAGTCAGTCGTTGACAGATTCTCTTCAATCTCATCCTGGTCATAACCCATGGCCAACAAATCAGCCACAGTGGCCATTTGCCGGTGGGCAATGATGGTCGAGTCGTCAAACGATCTGGCGCGTCTGTCCAGTAGCAATTCCTCTGGTGGCACGGCCATGATCCTGATCCGGCCATCCTTTGTGATGCGCTTGATCTGCACATCATGGACCATGGCGGGTGGCGCCATAACCGGCTGGCCAGTCATCGGGTCGACAGTGCTGATCTGCATTTCGTCAATTTCGGGGTCAGGGTAAGACGTAATGATCTTGACCTCGCCACCAGGCTCTTGCATCAGCATTTCTAAGGTCTGGTCATCGAGGCCCGTATATTCCTCAATTCGGACCTTCTCTTCGTCTTCCCACCAGAATTTGGCTATTCCGCATTTACGCACCAGTGCATCTTTGAAAATGGCATAACTGGTCAGAAACCCGTTGTTGTCATTTTGGAAAACATAGTTTGCGTAGTCTGTAGCCTGCTGGGCCATCTTCACATCTTCTGGACCACGGGGGGCAAACTCGACCACATTCTCAGAATTAAAGAAAACGCGCATCAGACTTGGCAGCATGGCCGAGACAGTGTCCCGCACTTCCATGGCCACCACCTTGCTGTTGCCTTCGACCTCATTGCCAAATAAATCACCGCGATAGTATTCAGTCCCCTTGGCGCGTGTGGGTGACAGATCACTGTCCACATAGCTCACCGCATCGGTCAGGTCTTGCGTGATGATCGCTTGCAGCTCTGCATCATCCATTGGCTCGGTGGCTGCAATGTCGGTGGATAAATTGTCGGTGATGTTTTCAATCATGGCTTAACCTTTGTAAGAACCACATACATGGAGTCCACAGCCCGTGGCGTGCGGATAATCTCCTCATGGGGCAATTCTAGTGCTTCTCCCACCTTTGAGAGACGCATTTCCAGCGTTGTCAGCTCAAACCGATCCGGCCAGCCCAAGTACCAGTGCCACTCGGTGTAATACTTCCAAGAGTTCTCATTGAATGCCCTGACATGGGTTGGGTCCTGCCAAGCGCCAAGACTCAAGTCATAAGGCACATTGATCCGCATCTGGCCACCTACCATCAGCAATTCTTTGCAGTTGGTCATGGCATCGACCAGATTTGGGATGTGTTCTAGCACATCATTGGCCAGAATAGTTTCAAACATACCTGGCACGATCTCCAACTGCCCAAAACGGGTTTGCAGGGTATCGCCCCACTTGACCTTGCTGATATCGACCAGCCAGTCAGGATTCTTGCTGGCTTGAATATCTGCATTCAGATACTCTTTGCACCAGTCTTTGCCAGAGCCTAGATTAAGAATCAAACCAGGCACTCGCATATTCTGGCCGGTTTTCTCTGAGCCATGGCAGCGCATCCTCATGCAGTTTTTGCGCATTGAGACCAATGGTGTTGCTGCCAATGTGGTGAACGTAACTTGCGCTCACATAGTGGCCATAGCCTTTTTGGATTAAGTCCATACAATGCACATCGTCACTGTACCAATTCAGAGGGGGAAACTTTACCTCTTCAAATGCATCACTTGATATCCATGCAAAGATTGGGCTGACCTCTTGGGCCAGTTTGATGTGTGACTCAGACGGGAATTTGTAGAAGTTGAGCTTCTCTGGCTGCTCAGTGATCCGGACATTCTGACAAGGTCTGGCTGCATCGCACCTGGCCGCCACCCACCCAGCTTTGTAGCTGTTCATGGTCCTGACAATGGCCACATCCTCCATCAGCACCTTCACACTGGTGGGTGTCAGCACAATATCGTCATTGGCCACAATGCATGATGACCAGTCCTTGAGCGCCATCTCAATGATTTCGTTGTAGTCCTCGCCAAAGCTCCTTGGCTGGCCATAGAGTTTGTAATCGGCATCAAAGCGCTCAATCACCGCCTGCGGGCCGCGCAGATAGACCGGACACTCTGGCGCGTATTGCTTGATGGATTCCAGCAGCACGGCCAGACCATGACCCCTGACAGTGGCAATGACAATCGGACAAATCATTTCTTGGCCTTGTTCCTGGCACTGATCGCAGCCGCCTTGGCTTTGGCATCGGCCTTGGAGCTTGCGCCCCATGCCTTCAATGACAGCAGCAGTCTGGTCGGCTCACCGCCCTTCATCTCAGGACCAGGCATATTGCCCATGCGCGCCAAGAAGCTCGCGCGTCTTGGGTTGTCACCAGCCTTGACTGGCGCTTTCAAGTTCATGCCCTCGGCCTTGGCGCTGGCCCGACCTTTGGCATTTAAGCCGCCAGACGGGCTTTTGCCCTCTTTACGCTGCCAAGCTGGGGTCTTCATTTCTTTTTCACTGGCTTGGCGGTTTTAGCCGCTGCTTTAAAGTCAGCAGCGCTTGGCGCGCCTTTAGCCCCAGGCTTACGCATTTTCTCTTTGCTGCCAGCAGCAATTCTTTCGCGTTTTGCATGAATGTTTGCATATAACCCTTTCATTCCTCTTCTCCCTCTTCATAGTCTTCAGATTCTTCACCCTCTTGCTCACCAGTGTTCGGACCACCGACCACCCATGCATCGCAAGTTCTGCTGGCCGCGCACTTGAAGTCAAAGATTTCGCAGTAGCCCAGATCGGCCAGCTTGATCGTTCCCCATGGGTCAGCTTCCATGCCAATACCCTCTGCAATGCACTCTTTGATCTTGTCAGACACATTGAATGCCGCGCAGTTACCGCATAGGCTTTGCTTTGCGTCATCCATGCTGACATCCCACTGGTCAGCCTTCTTACGCCAAAAAGCCTCGTTTGGCAGTTTTGGATTCTCAGGACCATAGGCCGCGCTGGTGATTGCCTTGGCGCGGTTTTTCAGATTGAGGGTAATGTCTTGCGTGGGCAATGGGCAGTTCTCGCCTGCGCCCATGTCCTCGCCCTCTTCTCGGTCCATGACCTGATCCATGGTGCGTTTTAAAGTAGCCATTATTTTTTCGCCTTGTTCTTTGCCGTGCGCTGACCGCGCATGGGCATCTTTGCCTCAGACATTGCAATGGCAAT